CAGGCCGAGGAGCGTGCTGGCGCCGCCGTTGGCAGGGTTCGGGGAGATGAGGTACCGGCCCTCGCCGTCCTTGAGCTTGTGGAGGGCGATGTAGTCGCGGGGCGTCATCATCCACCGGGTCGATGCGACGTTGACGTTGGCGTCGTAGGCGGCCTGGATCGCGGTGTACAAATGATCCGGCGTCGCGGTGCCAATTGCCGAGCCGGCCACGGTGACTCCGGAGTAGTGCAGGATGCCCTGGGGCTCGTTGGTCGCGGTGCCGTTGATGAAGGCGCGGTCGAGTGCCGAGGCGACATCGGTGACGAGTCGGTCCCGGAGGGCCGCATCCAGGGCGATGACAGAGCTGCGCCGGAGCTCGTTGGAGACGCGCGTGAGGACCTTCACCGACTTCATCGAACTCGGGAGGAGGTCAATCTCACCGAAGTCATGGTCGGCCTCGGCGATCGCTGATCCCTGGGCGATGAAAGTCGCCGTACCCGCGGAGTTGAGCTTGGGGATTCGGACGGGTGATCCATCGGTGTCGAAGATTCGAGGGCCGGCGGCGAGGAACACCGACGCGGACTCAAGGGGCTGGACTAGCGTCCGCTGGACCAATTCCTGGACCAGCTCGGCGCTGTTGGTTGTGCTGAGTGCCATGAGGCTCTCCTAGTTGATTAGGCGCAGGCGGGGAGGGATGCACCGGCGGGTCCTGCCCGCGTCGTGCTCATCTGGTTCACGTCGCCGCTCCTGGCGGATGTGACGTGGTGGCGCCTGGCCTGCCCCCATTGTACGGGAGCAGGCCGACACCAACCTCGTCGTCATTAGCCCAGGGAATTGAGCATCCCCAGGAGCGTGACGCCGTCGGATTCGGGCCTGGCTCCTTGTGCCATCGCGCCGATGGGGCGACGAGCTGCGAGGTGAGGCTTGCGCTCCACGAGGGCGTCGATGGCGGCAACGACGCGGTCGGAATCCACCATCCCGTCCTCGTCGATGTAGGTGACGTCGAAGGCGAGGTCGTCGGCGTCGATGAGGCGTCCGTCCGCGCGGGCCATGGCGCGCACTACCTGGCGGGCAAGGTCGTCGGCGCGCTTGGCCTTGATGCGATTGTCCGCCGCTTCCTGGCGGAGCTTGGCGACGTAGTTGGCATCGAACTCTGGTTCGCGCTCGGTGGATTCGATGGTGGCGGTGTCATCGACCGCCTCGTTGGTGGGTGTTTCGGACATGGGTTCCTCCTAGGCGTTGGTGATCTGGGTGATGGCTTGCGGGCTGTAATCGAGGTCCTCGAGGACCGCGCGGCGGTCGAGGATTCCCTCGGCGTGGAGCTTGACCGCGGCGTCCGCGGCCTGGGCGATGGACACAATCTCGGCGGACCGCCAGACAACCTCGAGGTCGTCCAATCCGGCCGGTGGCACGCCGTCGCGGACATTGAGTGCCAGTCGCATGACGTCCTCCCACGATCCCCCCCAGGACCGCTGGAGTCGGCGCGCACGATTGACCAGCGATGCCTCAGCGCTGCGAATTGCGTCCGCGGAGGCCGGGTTCGATTCGGCGCTCAATGCGACGTAGTGCGGCGGCAGGCCGGCGATGGCGGAGAGCTGGAGTGTGAACATCCGAATGGCACCGATGAAGTTGTCCAACGTGGCCTCGGGGAATTGCCCGAACTTGGTTTCCGGGCTGTCGCTGATCCAGACTTTGGAGGCGCGGGCTTGTTCCCACTCGGAACGGATCGCTTCCGCCACACCGGCAAGCTGATCCGGCGACAGACGTCCACCAGTGGCGGCGGACGAGAATCCCGTCACCCACCGGCGCGGCATGGCGTAGTGCTCCGAGCCGGTCATGAGGTCGGTGGCGACCTTGTTGATGCTGTCCAGGACGGGGACGACGTCGACGAGCTCGGACTCCCCCAGCGGCTTGAGAGGCCGCTGACGATTGACCAGCGGCACGATGGGCACGACACCGAGCGGGTTGTCGGTTTCGCCGACGACCTCGTAGGCCGAGGCGGGCACGTTGTAGAGCGGCGGGTCGAATTGTTGGGTTCGGGATCGGAAGTGGGTGATGTAGTCCGGCAGATAGACGTCCACACGCTGATGCCGGTCGGTGTCGCGCCAGCGCTTGATGCCGGCCACGATGAGGCCGGTGGCGGGATCGGTTTCGGTGATGACCTGGAGCGGGCTCTCCACGGTGATCCGCGGCGTCCTCACGTCGGCGCCTGCCCAGACCATGATGAAGGAGCGGCCGTACACGAGGGCGTCGATGTGGGCCTGGGAGCTGGTCTCGTCGAGGCCGTTGGCCTGCCAAAGGCGCCAAAGCTCGCGCTCGAGGTCGGGCCGCGAGGGTGCGCGGAATCCCTCGATGTCCAGTCGTTCCTCCTTGGCGCATACGGCGATGCGCGCCCAGTTGATGCACACCGGCGCGAGTCGGTTGCCGAGGGCTCGGCGGACGTCCTCGCGGAGGGCGTTGAGCGGCTGGTTGGCGTGGAAGTAGCTGTCGAACTTGTTGAGCTGTGGCCTGTCGTTGTCCAGGCTTGCCCCGAGCTGCTCGAGGGCGGTGAGTGGGTTCATAACGCGATAACTCCGATCCTTCTTGGTGTTTGTGTGTAGTGCGCCGCGCGATCCACGGCGACGATTGCGGCGATGGCGGCGTCGATCTTGCGGCGCCGGCCGTGGCGGGCGTCCTTGACGATGACGTCGCCGGCCGGTGTGCTCTTGGCGATGGCGTTGGTGATGTGCTCCGCCAGGCGGCGGTCGCCGGCGTGAGTGAGTCGGCCGGTGGTGACCGCGGCGTAGAGGCGATCCGTCGCCGGTGCCATGCGGCCGACCAGATTGGTGGGCCATTGGAGGATGCGGCCGGGATAGTGGGTGGCCAAAGTCTCTAGCTCTGACCGCCATCCCCATGGATCGGCGGCAAGCTCGAGGACATCGAATCGCTCGAAGGCGGCCTCGATGGCGCCAATCACCTCCGCGCGAGGCACGCGCCACCGGGGATCGCCAGGGTTCTCCCAGATGCCCAGGAGTTGCACATGCGGGACGTCGTCGACGGTGGCGGCGACCAGGGCGGTGGAGTCCCCCGATGCTGATCCATCGAATCCCAGGACCACGGTGGTGTCGTCGGCGATGACCTCACCGGTGGCGCAATCCATCCAGGTGTCCCAGGACATCCATCCGGCGTCATCGCCGGCCCATTGGCCCAACCTGTAGCGGCGGAATGCGGCGGGGCGGAGCGTCTTGAGGTTGGCGCGGAGAGCTGCTTCCTCGAGGAAGTCTCCGAGTGCCGGGTTGGCCTTCTTCCATGCGCGCCGATCATCGAGGTCGCATCCGGCCGGCGCGGCGTACTCAATGAGGCGGAAGTCCGGGTCGGTGCCCTCGCGGCCGTGCTCCACGAGCCTCCACATAATTCCCTCGCGGGAGCTGGCCGGTGTGGAGATGGCGACGATGCGCGATCCGGGCCGCTTGCCGGCGGACCCCACCACGGTCTCCCAGACCTCAGTCGAGACAACGTGGAGCTCGTCGACGATGAAGGAACCCTCGAGGCCTTCCAATGCGGCGGCCTCCGATGGCATCGCGCGCATCTCGCCGTCGGTGTGCTCCACGACGAGGCGGTCGCGGTAGATGGTGACAATCTCCTCCAGACGCGGGGAGAGCTGGATGAGGCGTCGGGCGTAGTCCATGATGCGCGCGGCCTGGCGCTCATCGGAGGCGACGGCGTAGACGCGCGGGCCTTCCTCGCCGGTGGCGATGAGCTCGTAGACGGAGAGCATCGCGCAAAGTGCCGTTTTGCCGTTGCCCCTGCTAATTGAGACCAGGACGGCCCACGGCCGCGGGGTGTCATAGATCGCGCGGATGATGCGCTTCTGCCACGGCCGGAGCTTCACCGGCTCGAGGGCGCCCACGCCGCGAGGAATCACGAGGTAGGTCTCGATGAAGGCGATGACGCGCCGGCTCCCAGACTTGGGGAGCTTGGAGAGGTCGATGGGGCCGGCGGCGATGGCCGGCTTGGGGCCACGCTTCATCGCGGAGGCCCCGAGTCTGTTCCAAACTTGTGG